AAGTGGGAGTGGATGAAAGAGCGATTCGAAGGGATGAACTTCACAGTACATCAGGAGCCAATCACTTGCCCGATATTGGCTGTCGTCGCCATCATTCACTTAATATTACTTACGGCAATATTAATCGCCGCCCCACAAGGAAGAGACTTGGGGGCGCTCCCTGTCCTTGCCGTCTGTAGCCTTTCCCTAGGAACTGTAGCTCTAGGGAAACGCGCATATGAACGCAGTTACAAGAAGACATTGTTCCTGCTGTCAGCTACCGTGTACCTTGCCTTCATAACGACGGCTGTTGTGGCGCAGATATACTTCGATTCTTCCGCCGCACTGCTATCGGTAATTGCAATGTCTGTTTTCTCGGCCCATACCATCGCAGTGGTTGCACTAATCTGGCTTGGAAAGAGAGTCGACAGACTCATGGCACTGAATCCTCGACCCCTCGCAACATACAGATTTCTTAGTTGGGAGGAGCTAGGCAAAGATGACATGAGGCCTGACTGTAATCGGAAGAAAGAGATTGACCATGAGTCGGTCAACATGTGGGTCCAAATAGAGCACCACACTTTCCCCAAGCGGAAGTCAACAATCAAGGTTTGTGCCGAGACTGTTGCCCAAGCATGCGGTCAGGGCGTGATATTGGGGACAGGAGACCTCGAGGCGTGCGCTTCAGCCGCCGAGGGAGCGATGAGGAGGTTGAGCACAGTTAACGTGAACAAGACTGCCTTGTTTGAACGTGGCATACAGTGCCACAGAACGTTACATCTGGCTAAGGCGATACTGAAACACTCCAAAGAGAAAGGGGTGTCGCTTGAGCCGGACCTGGGTTTTTAAAGAGCTGCAGGAAAATCCGACGTCCTGTCAGCTACGGATATAGAGTCGGAGAAGTCGACCTGGAGATGCCTGACCGCGGAAAGGAAGACTCGAGCATCACTTTGGACAATGACCAGACTTTACGTAAGGTCACCGCAGTGAGCTTGGGACCCCACGTGGTGGGAGCAGCTAGACCACGGGTCGATAGGGATGACCCGGCGACAAAGGCCGCCGGTGCAATAAAACGGATTATGAAGCAGATTCCGCGCAGGCAACGAAATATGCTTGCAAAATTTGACCGCTTTAACCGGAAATGGTTGAAGAAAAACCTAGAACCTCTATCACCGCACACGGATACAAGCTTCGAAACTTGGATCGAACAGTGCCCATACACCGAAAGAGACAAGACACGAATGAAAAAGGTGTATGCAGATAACATCGAGACATTTGATGACATCACGGTCAGGATAGTCAAGGGCTTCCCAAAGGATGAGGCCTATGACGTCTACAAGCACTTGAGGTGGATCATGAGCAGATCCGATGAATTCAAGTGCATGTATGGCCCCTGGGTCAAATGTATCGAAAAAGAGGTCTACAAGCATCCAGCCTTCATCAAGTATGTTCCCACGAATGAACGAGGGCACTACATTACTGAAATGCTTGGTACCGATGGCCCCTTTTACGAGACCGATTACACTGCCTATGAGTCACAGTTTGACAAGATCGCCATGAGAATAATGGAATTCAATCTTTATGAGTATATGACCAGACTTGTTCCGGGCCATAAAGAATTCATGAGAATGAATTTTGGCGTGCTTGGTAAAGATAACCACATAGTTTCGAAGAACATGAAATTTAACGTCGAAGCGAGGATGTCCGGCGAGATGTCCACATCATTAGGAAACGGTTACTCGAATTTGATGACAATGCTCTTCGTAGC